TTATTCTTCTGTTCTTTCAATGCCACAACGTTTACACCATTGGCGTAAGTGATTAATTATCATGTCTGCGTGGTGGCTGCTCATAAATTGCAATGCACTCACACCAACTTTGTTCTCTACAAATTTTGCTAAAGCTTTTTCATCTTTATTTCTAACTTGACCAGCTGCATGTAGTTGCAACCATAAATGACGAATCAATTTGCTTTGCGCATCGCTTGCTAAGTTCTTAACGCCAGATTTATTTTTTGATTCAACTTCAAAGCCAAGTTGTTTGAACCGATCCAGCACAGCTTCAAGCTGTGCTAGATTCAAATCTTTTGAACTGGTTTTACCAGTAGTGCTAATAAGAATGTCTCGATAAAGCTCTTCATCTAAACCAAGTTTTGTTTTGCCCACATGGATTAGCTTGATCAGATTGGCTTTTTTATTGAATTTCATCTCTTGCACCTTTCTCTGCTTCAATTATTGCTTCAGGTGTAGATTTATTCTGTGAGTGATCAACTATTTGACTGCACAAGTAAGTTTTTTTACCAACATAAAAACCACCAAGACGCTCACATTCTTCAGCAATTTCGTTTTCTGTATATGACTTACAAATAAGCCACCCAATAATTAACCCAAAAATGAAGTAACCCATTTCACACCACACCTTGGAATGCTTGAAACAATCCAATAATTGCTAGAAAAGCCAATGTGATTGATGCACCAGCTTTAAATTTATATGACCGTTTTTCAAAAACAGTCAGACCAGTATTATTTTTGGCGGTCCACGCCAATTTAGCTTCCTTAAAACACGAACCTAAGCCCATAAGAAAGACTGCAAAGTAAGCCAATACTGTTGCCCAATTCAGCAATTCGTTCATGTAGGTGCTCCCAACTTTTCAAATTGTTTGCCACCATTCATTGCTTGATTTAGTTTTGCTGATTTCCCAGATTGTTTGCCCGCATGATAATCATTAGCTGCTCTATCATTAAATACTTTGCCTTTATTGCGATCTTTGGGCGTAAATGAACCAAGCTTTCTATGAGCTTTATCCATATGTTTTTTAATACGTTCATTGGTATTTGCTGGAACTTCAATATCTAAGTCAGTTATTAAATGCTTAACTGAATCCACCCAACCTTCACAAAATAAATCCGCACGACGTACCTTGTTTTTTTTGACTGTTACACGTTTTAAGCTGTTTTCAATAAAGCTTTTTCTTGAACGAATCACTTGGCGATATAAAACATCAAAAGTGTAAGACGCAACTTCTGGTGCTGGATCGACACCAATAAATGTCCATGAAGCTTTAATACCCCAAGTACTGCTACCAGAACTAAAAATAGGTTTGCATTGCATGGCTCTAGCTATAGTCATAACTAAGCTTGCTTCCCACGCTTGAGGAACCTTTGTTGCTTTACTTTCGCAACTAGCCTCAACGATATCGAGTAGATCAGGATCAATCTGAAATTCGCGCATCAAAGCCTGTGCTTGACGTAGTGCAATTGCAGCTTCATTTTCATTGGCTGATTTAGCTAATGCTAAACATTTTTTGATTTTTAGAATTGCTTCTTCACGGGTCATACTCATTATGCTGTCTCCTTAAGACTCTCAATCACTTCAGGTGGTAACTTTTCTAAATCTTCGATGCTGATCATTATGTTCTCGCTGCTCTTCAGTACTGGATCACGACATCCAGCAGACACAGGCACGAATGCCTGTGTTTCGCTTATGCTTGAAGCGTGTTCAGAGCTATATCAATCGCACGTTGTTGAACTGTATGCCGTGAAATTCTCTGACCAGCCTCATTCAAAACGTGATACTCGAACCATCCGCAAATGTTGTATTTACGGACAACACTTAAACCGTGCTTTTCAAGCATGTCTAAGCCCTTAATTTTTGTTGCCATTACTTAACAGCCTCTTTAAGTGCTTTACCTGCTTTGAAGGAAGGTACTTTTGCCGCAGCAATTTGTAACTCTTCGCCAGTTTTAGGATTGCGGCCTGTACGCGCAGCGCGTTCTTTTACGGAAAAAGTTCCGAAGCCAATCCAAGAAACACTTCCGCCTTCAGCTAAAGCAGCAGCGATTGCATCTTCCACTGCTTGTAGTGCAGCTGCTGCCTGTGATTTAGTTAAATTAGCGTCCATTGCGATGTTTGCGATTAAGTCAGATTTATTCATGGGTAGTATTTCCTTCAGTAGTTGCTTGAGTTTGGTTAAGTGCTGTACATGCGATATCTGCATGTTCGTGGCGGTAGAAATGGCCGACTAAAACGTCGTCCTCATGGACGATTGCAAACAATGCTTGCGGAGCATCATTTAGCTGTGGTTCAAGTGATTTAACTGTGTACATGTTGATAGCCTCAGACAGTGGGTTTAGTGAGCAGCTGTAGCTGCTGGATCAACGGTTTCAATTTCATAACCAAAGTTGTTGCGCTGTTTAAGAGTTGCACCAATTTCAGCGATTAGTTCAGGCGTGAGTTGTTTGATTGACTCCTTATCAGGTTCGGTTTTAGTACGGATGCAATGTTCAAGCTTTAATTGCTTGAGCATCTGGCAAGTAAAAACAGGATCAGGAATAGTCACACTGGTTGATAAGCGGTAGCCAACCGAACCGTGTGTCAGCTTTTTACTTTTGATTTGCAAAAACTCATTTTTGCGGTGATCACAAAATTCTTTAAGTTGAAGTTCATACGTCTTAACTCGTTCCAATAGCGGTTTAAGACGTTGTTTGGTTGCTTCCTTGAGCTTGTCAACCTGTTCATTACAAGCAGCTTCTTCAAGTGCGATGTCACGGTTGATACCAGCCATTTGTGCCAATGTTTGATCAACTGCTTCCCAACTTTGAAGTTGTGGCTCTTTAAGTGATTTACGTGGCATTAGTTTGTTTGCTCCTGTGTTTCAGCTGCTTTTAAGCGTTGGTAGCACTGTTCTAAAGTTTCATCTGGTAGCTTGTGTTTAACGACATGCGCCATAAGTTGTTCTTTTGGAATGTTCTTCAGCCCACGTTCTGGCTGCTTCTCATTCATTTGGACGAAGCCCATCATTTCTTTAAAGTTGGTGTTTGGACGTTCATGTTTTTGACGTTCATGTTCCGCTTGCTCAGCTGCACGTTCAGCTTCAGTTTTAGCTTGTGGTGCAGCAGCTCGACGCTCTGTTGGTACTGGCGCATTTTCTGGTTTGAATGAACTGATCACTTCATATAGATAGCCGTGGTTTTTCAGAGGCAACTGCAACTTGCCTTGCTCACGACGCTCAATCATTGTGTTGATTGCCCAGATCCATGCTGCTTTAGGAGCTGGGTAACTGTGGTGACCACGTTTGATTTGCTGTGCATTAATATCCGCAGCAATTTCGCCAAGTAACTTAGCCGTACGTTCAAAAGTAAGCTCACGATTTTGAGAGCGAAACATTCCCAAATACTTGACCAGTGGCGTAGCTAAATCACCAACCAGATTTAGTGAAGCTACAAACGCTTTGCTGGCTTCACCATGCCCTAATAGGGCATCTAGGCTGTTTGTTGCTCCGCAAGCTGGGCATCTAGTTTTCATTTAGTGACTCCCAGCAAGTCGCAACAATGCGTTGTGGATTGCCTTGATAATTAGGCAAGCACAGTCTTCACCAGAGTCACCTTGTAAGGCTTCTTGGTACAGTTCAAAGAATTCTGGATCATCAGAAAGTATCTGAAGCTGCTCCCAAGTAAGTTCGTTGGGAATAACTGCATGTTTGTTATCAACTAACTTATTCAAGTCTTTGTTGAAGTGCTGGCGTTTCTGTTTGATGTTCATATACCACCTCGGAAATGCTTAGATTTGCTTTCAACTGCTGTTTGACAGTCAATACAAAGCTTTACATTGCCCAGAGCACGACGACGCTCTGGAATTTCGGCACCACAGTCTTCACATTCATAGTTACTGACTTGGTCAAAGTGTTTAATGTTGGCAAGTGCATGGTCTAAATCTTGTTCAGACAAAGTGCTTGCTACGTCTGCAAAATCAGCCATTGCAACCTCCAAATTTGCTTAATGCATCAAAACCAGAACAAGCAACGATCATGATCGTGATGCAAATCCAGACAGCGAGGTATGTCTTATCCATTGCAACCTCCTAGCACAGCCATCACTACAGCGACTGCAAAAAACCAAACTGCAAAGTTCACAATCAGTAAATTTCTTAAATTAAATTTCATGGCTTAAACCCCCATCACGATGTCGCGTGTGATAACGTCCTCGCCGATTTCTGCTGCGAGGTTCATAGAACTGGTAATTAAGTTGCCAATGGCAAGTGGATATAAAAGTGAGCGTGTGGTTTTGCCAGCGCTGTTGATTTGAGTTAGACGGTCAACAACTGCTTGAATGCCTTCTTCAGTGATGATCGACTCCAGTTTTTTATCGACGCTTTTAACTCGGTGTTGTAAGTACTCAACTAATGAAGTATTTGTTAAAGGTTCCAGTGTCACACTCTCACAACGCTGTACAACTTCACGTACCGCTGGGTTGCGCTCACTTAATTTGTTTGCAAGTTCTGGCTGACCGATTAAGACGATCCCAATTAGTTTTTTGTAGCCGTCTTCTAACTCAAAGAAACGCTTTAACTGTTTAAGAGTAGCGATTGGCAAGCTGTGAGCTTCTTCAATCACTAATAAATGGCTATAACCAGCTTCACTTGAATTTTTTAAAATCATATGTACTTGGCGGAAACGAGCCTCGGCAGACATGCGTGGTTTCTCTTGACCAGCACTAACCGTATTAATAATTGCTTCAGCAATATGGCTTGATTTAAGTGTCTTACCTTGAATGTCATTATCTTCAGTCGCAATGACATATGGTTCGATAATCAAAATTGGTAATTTTTCACGACGAATACGATCTAAAAGGTCGCGTCGTAAAGTCGATTTACCTGAACCTGACTCACCTGAAATTGCAATGAATCCGCCATGTTTAGCTGTCTGATATAAGGCTTGACGCACATAGTTGATGTCGCTATTCAAGAACAGTTCTTCAACTGCACGAACTTCATTTGTGAAAGGGTTGTCAAACAAGCCAAAATGTTTTTTAGCTTGTTGAGTCAACGACTGTTTTGCGAGCAACATGGCTTGTTCGTCCTCATTTAAAAGTTCATTAATTTGTTTGTTTCCGTGTCGTGCTACTAATGCGCGATACACATGGTCTAGTTCTCTTTCACTAGCTGCCTCTGAGCCAAGTCTTTCAAGAAGTGTTTTTTGTGGTGGTGCATCAAACATTTCGTTAAATGCATCATCGATTTCTGACTCGCTAATCTTTGCGTTGACCAAGAACTCTCTAAAACGGGCTTTCACAAAATCAGTATTCTTCTTCGGCCATCTAAGGCAGTTGATGATGATGTTGATCGATGACGGGCTTAGCTGTACGTATCGAGCTAAATCAGCTTGTATAATTCCGTTGTCTAAAATGAGGTCCTTAAGTTTTGTCGAGCAGTCTTTTTGTTTCATGGTTGCTCCTTAACCAACAACACGAAGTTGTGGCCGTTGTTGTGGAAGTTCTTGTTCAGCCTTTATTGCTTCAGCAATTTCACGTACTGCATCGGCAGGGACTAAACCATCTGGATAAGATTTTTTGAGGGCCTTGTAGTGATCCGTGGTCCACAGGTCACCGATTAAGCCTCGGATTTCTTTTGCTGCTTCTACTGTTGAAATAGGTGCAGATTCACGACGTTGTTTAGTTGTAGTGACTTGCTCACCAGCACGTTTGATGTAAGTCGGAACTTCAACCGCTGCAACGTCTGCCATAGCATTGAGCTGACCGTCATAGGCTGGTTTCTTCTTGGCAATTGCTTTATCAACTTGCTCAAGAGTTTCAGCGTCATAAGCTTTTTTAAGTATGCGTTTGCGGTTTTCATCAATTTTGCTTTGAGGCATTGCCTTAATTTCTTCACCGATGATTGCTGCATCATTTCCAAAGCCAACCCAATCAACTTGCATCGGTTCGCATGTGAAAATGACCTCATTGCCGTGTTGATCTTTAGTCAATACATCGATGCATGGCGCACGGTATGGATTCACTACAATCTGCAACTTAGCTTTCGGGTAAACCCCATCAACATGACGAACGTCATAGTCTTGTGAGCCATAGCCTTGAATGGCATGACTAACCGTAAGATTGGCTTTAACTGTTTTTTCAACAGGTACTGTGCTGATAAGTTCACGGCACAATTCCATTGGTGGAGCAATGCGTAATTGTTCAGGCTTAATGGTTTGCCAAACAGCATTACGGCTGCGCTTAGTACGGCTATGAATTTTTGTTTCATTCCAATACATGCGCCATGCAGTAGCTTGGGCATTTAACTCTTGGATATTGTTGATCTGCATGAAACGCAGGCGGCCTTCAAACTGTGTTTCAACAATATTTTGAGCGTTTTCAACTTGGCCTTTTGCTTGTGAATTACCAGTTGCATGGGGTATAAAAGTTACATCTAGGCGCTCAAGTAAATTTCTGAATAAGCCACTGGTGTTTGCACAACCTTTGTCTGTGTAAAGGATGTTTGGAACACCGTGCATTGGCTCTTGAGCAGAACGCTTTTGAATTGCATTTAAGAAAATCTCAATTAAGTTTTCAGAGCTTTCACTGCCATAGACATACTCAACATAAATTGAGCCTGAATAGTGGTCAGTCATGACATAGCGAATCACACGGTCATTTTCGATTTTCTTCACATTGGCAGGTTTGTTCTTGTAGAACTTCTTCTCATCCATCACTTGCATACCGCCTTTAGGCAGGTAAAACAAAACACAGACAGAGGCATCAACTTGCCAAACGTGGTTTGGATGTAACGATTTTTGCTGTGTATGTGCTGACGGTGTAGCCAGTTGTTTTGGGTGGCACATGTTTTGTTTCATGACACGCGCAACTGTTGCTGCTGATACTCTTGGTGCTTTACCGTCGGCGATAAGCATTTCCAGCGCTGTAGTCATCGGCAATGTCTTTTTACCATGGGCACGTGTTGCTACGTGCACCATACCGCCAACCATTTCAGCAACTTCAGTCGGCACAACTGTTTTACCTTTATCAGAGCGCTGTTTGCGTTCAGATTTAAAACCTACTTTTTCAAGTTCACGGTAAAGTTGCGGTTTGCTAAGACTTAAAAAGTCACATGCAGTTTTTACAATCGCAGCTTTCCCACCAAACTCAGCAGCAGTAAGTTTGGCTGCAATCTCACGCAAATAATCTTGTTTTGCTAAGTTTGGATTTGTCATGATTACTGCTCCACGTTTGTAGCATCAAATGGAGTAGCTTCTTGATCCGCAGGTAACCATGATGGGTTTACCATCGTTTCAAAATCAATTTGAATTCCTAGCTCAACACTAGTTTGGGCAATCTGTTGAAATGCGCTGACAACGAGGGCTTCAAGTTGCTCTTGGATGTTGTAAAGGCCATGCTCGTTGATTGTGTCTAAAACTGAGTTGACTGTATTTTTAAAACGCACTGTGTCGTTGTGCATTGTTAAACATGCGGTGTTGGCTTCTTCTAAAGCTTTAGCTGCAATTAGTTGCTCTTCAGATTCAGCACGTTTTTTGATTTGAACTGGACTCTGGAGTTTTGTGAGCTTTGCATCTAGTTCATTAATCTTTTGGTCTTTCTTTTGGAGAAGTAAGTCGCCAGCTTCCTTGTTAGCTTTAATTTTGCGAAGTTCATCTTTTAATTCGCGTACTGACATAGTTTCAATGCTGTCTAATGAAACCTCACCAATGCTTCCACCTTGTTCGATGACTTGTATTTCATCATCATCTAGCGTCACAAGCTCAAGCAACTTTGTTTGATTTCCAGCTTTCTGCAAAAGCGAACTCGAATTCGTTTTTGAGAATTTCAGCACCGCTGACATAAATTTTTGTGCCATGCGTGGAGTGAAATTCAGCATCTCAACGCGCTTATTAAACTCACCATGCGGTGTAATTTCTTTTAAGATTAATAAGCGCTTGCCAAGCTCCATTACTGCTTCAACAGTACGTTGTTGGAAAAAGCGAATTTCATCTTCCAGTGCACCTACAGTTAAAGCTCCTTCATAACCAAGTTGCGTTGCTAAACCTGCAACAGCCTTAGTATGATTTTGAATTTCAACTTCAGTGATTACTTCATTGCTCATAGCGAACCCTTATTAAAACTGTGTGTTAAGACGTTGGTTGTATTCATTAATTCGTGCTTGAACACGGTCACATTCTTCTTTACACGCTGTTGCAAATTTGACCGTCTTCACACTTGGGGCATAGTTGCCGTTGTCACGTTTTTCTACCCAACCATCCGCTTCAAGGGTTTGGAGTGCGCGAGTAATAAATACAGGTGTTTCTTTCAAGCTTTCAGAAAGCTGTTTATTGCTAAGGCCGAAAACGTAATGACCTCGCAGCGCGAATAAAACACGTAGAACTTTCACTGCTGATTTATTTGTTGAACTCATGCCCATCTCCTTGAGTGAACTTGATTGACATTAGTTGCTGCTTAAGCTCTTCGTTGTCTTGTTCAGCGAAGAACCATTGGACATAACCGAATGTCGTTACGAAGATGATTAGGTAACGAAATGCAATACTTCCTGATTGTTTTTGTCTCATCTCTTTCCCCGTGTGCAAAAATGTGCGAATATGTGCAAAGTAACTAAACAGTGACTTTCTGTTTTGGTTCTGGTTTTAGGCCGAGGGCAACAGCAATCTTATGGGCACGTCCAAAGTTTCCTTTAGATTGACCGTTGAGTACTTTGTAAACTTCTTGTGGGGTGAAACCTTTACTTTCAGCCCATGATGAAACAGGAATACCTTGTTCAATAAATTCCTGTTTAACTTCTTCGGGAGTTTTTAGGTGCATGTTTAGTTTCCTCTGTGTGTCTAAAGTTGCATTAAGTAGAACTTATGGCACCACATTAGTAACTATTTAGTTACTTGTCAATATTATTGGAGTGTTTTTTGTGACTATCGGAGCAAGACTTAAAGAAGAGCGTGAGCGACTGGGTTATACGCAACCAGTTTTTGCTGAATTAGCAGGCACTACCAAGAAAAGTCAGATCGACTACGAGAAAGATTTGACACAACCAAAAGCTGGATATTTGGCTGCAATTGCTGAAGTTGGAGCAGATATTGGCTACATAGTAACGGGTAATAAATCACCACAGTTACAAAATAGTGACTTTGCATATGAGTTTGACTTAGTCAATGTTTATGATGTTTCGGTGTCTGCTGGTGATGGTGCAGTTTGTTTGGGTGAAACGGAACCTACTAGCCGTTTGGCATTTAGAAAAGACTGGCTTGCAAGACATGGGCTTTATGCTAAGGACTTAGTTATCGTTTATGCCAAAGGCGATTCAATGGAGCCAACTATTCATGACAAAGAGCCTTTATTAATCAATACGATTGATAAAGAATTAACTGATGGTTTTATTTATGTTGTAAGAAATCACGAAAATTTCTGGGTTAAACGTGTTCAGCGTCAATTCAATGAATTGTTATTGTTGTCAGATAATGAAAAATATTTACCCATGAAACTTGATTTAAATGAATCGACTGATGTTGAAATTATTGGCAGATGGATACCACCTAGTCGGGGGACTTTCTATTAATATGAAAAATTTAATTACTATTGCTGGGTTCTTATTATTGGCAGGCTGCTCTACTCAAAAACAACCGCAGTCAGAACCTCCTTATGTGAAACAAAGTTATAGTGAGTCTGATCCTGCTGCGAAATTGAGCGTTTCTCAATTTGCTGGTGTAGTTAAAAGTATTTATCCTGCTTATCAAATCAGTCATTCAAATGATGGTAGTGAAGTAAAATTCTTACCAAATGATGTCAAAGCAGATACTAAATTTGTGCCAAATAATAATTGGTACAGTATTAAAATTATCAAAGAACCAAAGACTGAAAATTGGAAAGGTCTTATTGTAGAAGTTTTTAATAAAGGCTCATTTGAAGAGTCAAAAGCTGTTGCCGCAAAAGACTGTCAAAAGATTTTTGGAAATATTGATAACCGTGTACCTGCTGTACTTTATGATCTAGAAAATCGGTTAAATCAAAGTCCAAATGCTTCAATCTCTAACCGTCAGTATGGTTATACTTTTCACTTAGATGCAAGTCACTACAATCAAGGTTATCCAGTAACTTGTATGGTAAGTAACTAGAACCCAAAACTGAGCGGAAGCATTTCCGTCTGATAAAAAAATAGTTCAGATTGCAACATAGCCTCATCATTTGATGAGGTTTTTTTGTGAACAAAACTTTTCAAACTGCACTGAAACGAGTGCTTCAACATGAAGGCGGGTATGTAAATCATCCCTCTGATCCCGGTGGTGAAACCAATTACGGCATTACAAAAAGCGTTGCCCGTCAGTACGGTTATAAAGGTTCAATGAAAGATATCCCAATGGATATTGTTGAGAAGATTTATAAAAACCAATACTGGGATGCAATGAGCTGTGACAGCTTCCCATTCTCTGTTGGTTTCCAACTTTTTGATGCAGCTGTTAATCATGGCCAGCTTAATGCTCGAAAACTTTTACAGCGTGCAGTCGGTGTGAAAGATGATGGCATTGTTGGTTCTTTAACTTTAGCGGCAGTTCGTAAGCAACCACAGTTTGCCTTAATCAGTTTATTCAACTCAAAACGTATTGAATTCTATACAAAGATTTCAACTTTCAATGCCTTCGGCAAAGGCTGGATGGCACGTGTAGCGGTGAACTTGAAATATGCTGCGGAGGATATGTTATGAGCCAATGGAAGCGAAATTTCCGATGTCAGCTAGCTAAAAGTCAAAATGGGTTGGTAAATCAAAATAAACCTGTTGATTCACAATATATTCAAGGTGTTGCAGTAAAGCTCAAAAAGCGCTGGATTGTAGAGAATTGGCGAAGTGGTTGGTTGTGGTTGTCGAACTGGTTCATTGCATTAATTGCATATGTTCAATTTTACGGTGTACCACCTGAGGTAATTCAATTACTGCCCATAGCAACCCAGCAACGCGTAACAACTGCCTTGGCAGTGTTGGCTTTTATTGGTCGCTTTATTGATCAAAACCGAGCTAAGCCTTTGCCACCAGTTGACGAGGACAATTAATGCAAATTAACCCCGCAACTGTGTTAGCTCTGGTTTCATTTCTTTGTAACTTTGGGCTTGGTGTTTATATCTTTGTTTCAAATCGCCAAGCCGCCAAAGACAAAGAGTTGCAAGAAACTAAAGAGCGTTTGACTCAAGTAGAAGAACGTATTCGTAACATGCCTGATCACCAAGTGATCTATCAAATGTCTGGTGATATGAAAGCCTTAAAAGAGTCTGTTGCGGGGTTGAAAGAACTTATCTCCCCCTTAGCAAAGGCGGTAGATCGTGTGAATGATTACTTATTGCATAACAAGGATTAAATATGAGCTTCGCCAATCATTTAAAAGAAGACATGCGTTTGGTGGTATTGCGCCTTTTACATGAATTACCACAGTACCGTTCTAACTCGTCAGTACTTGTTGCTGGTCTAGATCGTTACGGACATAGCTTTAGTCGGGATCAAGTTAAGACAGAATTACACTGGCTTGCCGATCAGGGCTTAGTAGTACTTGAAGATGATCTTGGTTCTGTGTTGGTTGTAAAGTTGACCGAGCGTGGAATGGATGTCGCTACTGGTCGCATTTCAACACATGGTGTTAAACGACCTTCTGCATAGGAGCAAATATGTCAAAGTCTTTTATGCATAAGTTGTCGGATGAGCAACGCACATTTGTAGAAAAATTACTGCGTGAAGACCGACTGACATTGAATGAAATGCTGGACGAAATTCGCGCTGAATTTCCAGCTGACTCTATACCCAGCCGTTCGGCATTAGGCCGTGAAAAGAAAAACTGGGCTGAAGAAGCCAAAGCTATGCGCGAAATTGCTGCTGCCTCAGAAGTTTTGGTTAAAGAGTTTGGTGAAGATCCCGACGATAAAGGCGGTATTTTGTTGGCTCAAGCTGTACAAGCCATTGTGACCAAGAAGGCTCTAGATGAACTGACCAATACAGGTGATGACCCTGAAAAGCCCAAAATGGATATTGACGCTGTTGGGGCATTGGCACGTGCTGCCCGTGCAGCAATGATGACAAAAGAAAAAGCAATGGATAACCGTGATGAAGTACGTCGTCAAGCACGTGAAGAGTTGCTTAAAGAACAAGATGAAAACCTCAAAAAAGCTGCTGCATCTCAAGGTATGGGTGAAGAGCAAATTCAATTTTGGCGTGAAAAAGTATTGGGTATTAAATAATGACTGCACCAAAACCTCGGCAAGATACAGTACGGGTTATTGACTGGGATGAGCTTCCTGAACGTGCCCGAAATCTGCCTAATAATCTGAACCCTTTTGAAGAAGGTGTTTTGATGAAACACCAAGTTGAATGGTTGAAGATTAAAACAGACATTAAGGCTTGTCCTAAAGGACGTCGAACTGGTATTACTTTTGCCGAAAGTTTTGATGCAGTATTTACAGCTGCCGCCAGTAAAGAAGCTGGCGGTATGAGTGTTTACTATATTGGGGATACCAAAGAAAAAGGCCTTGAGTTTATTGGCTACTGTGCAAAGTTTTCACGTGTAATTGCTGAAGCTCAGGGACAGATTGTTCAGATAGAAGAATTTCTGTTTGAAGATCAAAATGAAAAAGGTGAAACGCGCCAGATAACGGCATACCGCATCCGTTATGCCAGCGGCTTTCAGATTGTTGCTTTGTCTAGCCGTCCCGAAAATATTCGTGGTTTGCAAGGTAAAGTCGTCATTGATGAAGCTGCTTTCCACCCGAACGTTCAAGGCGTGATGGAAGCTGCAACTGCGCTTTTGATTTGGGGTGGCCGTATCTCGGTTATTAGCTCGCATAATGGTAAGAACAATCCATTCAATCAATTTGTCAAAGATATTGAAAATGGTGTGTTTGGTGAAGATGCAGCTGTGCATGTAGTGACTTTTGATGATGCTGTGGCTAATGGCTTATATGAGCGTGTGTGCTTTATGCAAGGCAAAGAAGCCACACTTGAAGGTAAGAAAAAATGGTACACGAAAATTCGTAAAGCTTATGGTAGCCGTAAGGCAGCCATGCGTGAAGAATTAGACGCAATACCTCGTGATGGTTCATCTGTATGTTTACCAACCTTGTGGGTGGAGCGTGCGATGACAGAAGTCAGGACAGTATTGCGCCTGCAATTGGGTGATGATTTTACTGAGCTAACACCAGATGAGCGTGATGCATATATCGATGACTGGATTCAACGCTATTTAGAGCCAGAATTACAAAAGCTTGATAAGACTAAGCAGCATTGCGCTGGGCAAGACTACGCTCGTCATCGTGACTTTAGTTTTATTTTGCCTTTCTATATTGCTCAGGACTTACGTCGGATTGCGCCTTTTGTGATTGAAATGCACAAAGTGCCTTCACGACTTCAGCAAAAAATTCTCTGGTATATGCTGGATCGATTGCCACGCTTTGGTGGTATTGCAATGGATGCGACTGGTAACGGTGAAACCATTGCAGAAAATACGGCAGAAAAATATGGTGCTCATATGGTGCATCAAATCAAACTGAGCCGTGCTTGGTATGGCTTATGGACACCTAAGCTGGTCACTGCTTTTGAAGAAGATATGATTGATTTACCAATCGATGCTGACTTAAAAAATGACTGCTCAGCAATTGAAGAAGTGGACGGGATTTACATGGTTTCAAAAGCGCGTGCCAAGGATATTAAAGACCCTGAGCTGTATCGACATGGTGATGGTGCTGTAGCGATGATTCTTGGTTGGTTTGCAAGTTTGCATCTGGCAACTGCTATTGAATTTACTCCACTGCCTTCAAAAGAGGAAATGGAGCTAAGTGATGATTATGATGACTGGTCTAGCTCGGTTGGATGGTTTTAGATAATTCTTTCAATCTGCATATGCCTGTTTCCATTGTCATAAATTGTGGCTACCTTATATTTATGCTCATACTTGCGACCTAGAATATTTTCAAACCCAATAGTAATTTCTCGTTCAACATCTTTGTTTTCTCGGTAAAGTGCATCTTCAGCAGGAGTAAATGGTGAACTAAATACTTGACGATGCTCTTTAGGGAAAAATTCAAAATCCTGCTTTTTATTAGGTAAATGTTCTAGAGTAATATGTTTTGCTGCATTTTCACTGTGATTTGTAAGAGAAAAACTAAAATAAATCCTGCCATAATCGACACCTACAACAGCATGAAAACTAATCACTGGCGCAAGAGTATTGTGTCTATCTTCTAATTCAGCTTGCTGTAGTTGCGCCATTATTTTCTGTTGGTCAACTGACTCTTTCATTTCAGCAACTTGCAATTGCAATGCTTCAGTACTTGCTCTTAACTCTTCACTTTGAATCCTAATAGATTCATTGTTTTGCTTATATCCCAAGATTAGAAATAAAAAAGCAAGTGGTGCAAAAGCACCTGCTAAAAAGTCACCTAATTCATTTGAAGGGAGTAAAACGTTTTCACCTTCACTTAAGCAAAATATTAAGGTGTATAAAATAATGAAAGACAAATATAAAACAACTACCCAAAAGACCCACGTTTTATAAATAGGTGTTTTGGGCGGTGTTTGATTTTGTGGTGTCGGTGTCGGTGTTGGTGTTGGTGTTGGTGTTGGTGTTGGTGTTGGTGTTGGTGTTGAATTTTGCACGGAAGTACTTCCCCCTGATTATCAAGTTTTAATTTTTTAATAATTTAAAACGAGGTGACGACTCTTGCTGGAACAAGAATCGCCCCCTTTGGTAAAAGTGCTACCGCAGGCTTAGCCTCGTTACTGTGCACACAGTTATTGCAGGCTATCAAAAATGAAAAAGTTTTGCAGTAGGTGAAATAATGAAAACCAAGCCAATTGTTCCTTGGATGGGTGGTAAGCGTCGTCTGGTGTCGCAACTGATTGAAAAAATGCCAGAACACCAATGTTATGTAGAGTTATTTGCTGGTGGCGCAGCTTTATTTTTTATGCGTGAAGAACAATCAAAAGTTGAAGTGATTAACGATTTAAATGGTGAGTTAGTGAACTTATATCGAGTCGTTCAGCATCACCTTGAAGAGTTCGTTCGTCAATTTAAATGGGCGCTGGTCAGTCGACAGATGTTTGATTGGCTTAAATTTGCAAGTGTGGAAATGATGACTGACATTCAGCGTGCAGCTCGTTTCTACTATTTGCAGCACACGGCATTTGGAGCCAAGGTATCTGGTCAAACTTTTGGAACAGCAACCACAGCTCGACCAGTAAACTTGCTCCGAATAGAAGAACAATTGAGTGAAGCGCATTTGCGTCTGTCTGGAGTAACTGTTGAGCATTTAACTTGGGATGCATGTCTATTGAAGTATGACCGTCCACATAGTTTTATGTATGCCGATCCACCGTACTGGAAATTAGCTGGCTACGGTGTAGGTTTTGGTTTGGATCAATATGAAAAAATGGCTGAGCTAATGAAGACCTGTAAAAGTAAAGTCATGCTCTCGATAAATGATCATGAAGACATGCGTGCCACATTTGATGGGTTGAATATTGCGACCACCAAAATTAAATATTCAGTGGGTAATTCTGGCTCAGGTCGTGATGAAAAACAGGAACTCATCATTACTAATTACTGAAGCATGACGTTTATAGATTTATAAATCTTTATAAACGCTCTTTACGGCATTTATTTTGTATTTTGCTGCAATGATCCGTAAAACTAAATAAGTCGCTTAAATCGCAAATCAGCGCATGAAATTGGGCGGAAGCATTTCCGCCTGATTTTAAGCCCGCTAAAATTCCACAATGGTGCAGAATCCTCAAATTGTATTTGCATCTATCATGGCTAAAAAAGACCGCACTTCTAAAAAACAAGATCGTACTGCACTTGAAACTAATCAGACTGCTGAAATTGCATGGCTCACCAATCAGGCTCAAGAACATCCTGTCGTTGGATTGACGCCACAGCAGTTATATCGCTTACTTACCGATGCTGAACAAGGCAACTTACAAGCTCAAGCTGACCTGTTTGCAGATATGGAAGAACGTGACGGCCATATATTTTCCGAAATGGATAAACGCAAGAAAGGCATTAACGGTCTTGACTGGGGTGTTAAGCCACCAAAAAATGCATCTGAGCAAGAAAAGAAAATTGCTGAAGAAGTTCGTGAATGGATTGAGGACATTCAAGACTTTGAGATGTTTTTGTTTGATGCGATGGATGCTGTTGGGCATGGGTACAGCTGTCAAGAAATTGAATGGCATCAAGTCGGCAATTTGTGGCTACCGAAAAGCTTTGAGCACCAGTTGGCACGTAATTTCATGACGCCTTTTGATAAACCAAATGAGTTACGTCTGAATGATGGTTCTCCAGAGGGTGCAGAGTTCTGGGACTTTGGGTGGTTCATTCATCGCCATAAAGCTAAATCAGGATATATTGCCCGATCTGGTTTACACCGAATTTTGTGCTGGCCGTTTATTTTTAAGAATTATGGCATTCGTGATGTGATGCAGTTCCTTGAAGTTTACGGTCTGCCAATCCGACTTGGTAAATATCCTTCAGGTGCAACTGATCAGGAAAAAATGACTTTGCTGCGCGCAGTTATGTCGATTGGGCGTAATGCTGGAGGGATTATCCCAAATGGTATGAGCCTAGATTTTGAATCAGCTGCTGACGGTGACACCAAGAACCACATGTCACTTATTGATTGGTGTGAGAAAACAGCTTCAAAAATTATTGTAGGTGGAACTTTATTAAGTCAGGCCGATGGTAAAACCAGTACCAATGCCCAATCAAATACACATGAGCTTCAGTTTGAAAAAATTATTAAGTCTGATGCTAAACAATTGGCACGGTCATTAACTGATTACCTTGTCAGCGCTTTAATGCGGTTGAACTATCCAAATATTCAACCTGATCGTTATCCGAGTTTTTTCTTTGATACTTCCGATACTGAAGACATGCAGGTCTTTGGCGAGTCACTTGAAAAGCTTGTTGGTGTGGGAATGCGAATCCCATTGTCATGGGCGCATGAGAAGCTAGGCATTCCACAGCCTGCCGATGATAAAGAGCCAATATTGGGTATTCAAAAAGAGCCAGCACCTAATCTAGCGATGAACACATATCAACCTCAATTGTTGGGTGGCATTATTGCTGCAAATTCAGCGCAGCTCCCTATTGAAGAGCAAGCCTTGCAACTGTTGCTGAAGGATCAGACCAATATTGCACAAGATACGGTTGAGTCGTGGACCAAGCAGCTCTTGGCAAAAATTCAGTCAGGCAATGAAGAAGAGATACTTGCGCTTTTACAGGATGCATATCCAGCTGAAGACGAACCAGCATTACAGGAAAAACTCACACGCTTGATATTTGCAAGTGAAGTATTGGGCCGTCTGAGTGTTCAAGCGGAGCAAAGCTAATGCCTACAGCACAACGGCCAGAGCTGAACGCTCTGTTTACATTGCCCCCTGAAGATGCAATTTCTTATTTAGAAAAGAAAGGCTTCAAGATTGGCTGGGACTGGCACGAAACACTGGATAATGCTCACAGTAAAGCATTTACCGTGGCAAAAGTTGCACGTATGGATCTGCTCCAAGATATTCGCCAGTCGTTAATTACAGCAATGCAGCAAGGCCAGTCACTTGAGCAATGGAAAGCTAGTATTACTCCAACGCTACAAGACAAAGGTTGGTGGGGAAAGAAAATTGTTGTTAATCCCGAAGGCCGTGAACAGGAAGTACAGCTTGGTAGCCCACGTCGATTGCGAACAATTTACGATACAAACATGCAGTCTGCTTTTGCAGCTGGCCGCTATAAAGCCATGCTTGCAGGTGCTGAAACTCGTCCATATTGGGAATGGCGTCATATCTCAATTAGTAACCCGCGCAAACAACATGTGGCCTTGAATGGAAAGATTTTTAGCTATGACGATCCATTTTGGTCGGTAGCCTATCCACCGTCAGAATGGGGTTGTAAATGCCGTATTATTGCCCGATCCAGACGTGAGGTTGAAGGTAAAGAAATATTAACTGGCAAAGGTCATGCCCGAACAATTAATGAAAAAATTGGTACAGATCGTAATACTGGCATGAATGTTGTTGCCAAGCGGACTCAATTTAATATTCCAACTAAAGACGGCACGCTGACGTTTGCTCCAGCAGCTGGCTTCAATGGATCACCAGCTACCAGTTACTTGCTTGATAATGTAATGGCACAACGGGCAACCGATTTAATGGGTTCGTACAAAGGTTTAAAACAAACTCAGGAATTATTGAATACACCAACACGGGCAAAAATCCACGAAAAGTTTATTCAGAATGCCTTGCGTCTGGCCGAGCCTAGAAATGAGACCAGTACTATTGGCTCCCTTCAGGATGTTGCCGTGAAATCACTCTTCAGCAGAGGTGTGCCGCTTGAATCACCAATTTTATTTTTAAGTGATGCAATTGTTGTTAATAAAGAATATTCAGGTATAGCGGTTAGCCGATTGATGGCCTTGCCTCAATTACTTACTGAAGCCAAGCAAATATTTTGGGACCCCAAAAACGAGCTATTGTTTTATGTGCTTGAAAAAGATGTTGTTCAGTTCTCAATGAGCGAAACAACACGCACTTTTGGTGTGTCTCAGATTGTGCGTAAAAAAGACTGGCAATCTGATAGTTTGGAGTTGATTCAATGACTATAGAACTGGGCAATAGAGAGCTAAGGACTCGGCTCACTCGCGTTGCTGAAGCAATGCTTGATACATCACCTTTAGGACATTCAATTGCCAATAGCTTTTTGACTGTTACCGAAGACAACTTTGACTCCGAAGGTCGGCCTGCATGGGCTGGTTTAAGTCCAGTGACTTTGGCCCGTCGCAAGTCAGGGAAAATACTTTTTCAATCAGGTCAATTGCGACGCAGCATTACAACACGTGTGTCAGATAATGAAGTCGAGATTGGGACTAATGATCCTAAAGCTCCAACACAACATTTTGGTGCGAAGCAAGGTCAATATGGCAAGTCTTCTAGAAATGGGCCACTTCCTTGGGGAGATATTCCTGCAAGACCATTTTTACCAATGGATGAGCAAGGCAATTTACAACATGAGGCAGAGCTTGCCATATTTGATGATGTAGACCATTACTGGCATCAGATATTTAATTTCTAAAACTGGGCGGAAGTGTTTCCGCCTGATCTTTTTTCTCCCCTCATTCTAATCTCATAACATCTTTTAAAAAGTTGATGTTATGACCGATTCAGTTCTTGTAGCTCAATGCTCATTTGATTTAGCAGTATCGTCCGATCAAACGGAATATTTGGTATTGGTTCCTGAAGGTGTTTTCGAAGGCCGTGATGGACGTCCTACTGATGCACCTCATTGGGTTCTTACACCAGAACGAGGTCGTGAAATCGTTGCTGCATTGAATCAACACAAGGTTGATATGGTCATCGACTACGAACACGCCACATTAAAAAGCCAGAGTACGGGTGAACCTGCACCAGCTGCTGGCTGGTTGAAATCTGCAAACTTCAGGTATATCGATGGAGTTGGAATATGTAGCACTAAATTTGAATGGCTTGATAAAGCAAAAGCCTTTATTGAGTCGGGTGAATACAAATATTTATCGCCTGTATTTTTCTACAACAAACAAGGCGAAATCCTAGCCTTAATCAATGTCGCTTTAACAAACAACCCTGCATTAGACCAGTTGCCCGAAGCCAAGCTTGCCGCGGCAGCTCAGCAATTTTTTGCCCATAACAATGATGAGGATTCAACAATGAATGAGTTTCTAAAGCTCATGCTTAAAAAACTGGGGCTGGCTGAAACCGCTTCAGAACAAGAAGTGTTGGCAGCTGCCAATAGTGTTTTCACTAAACTTGATGGTGCTTTTGGTACTTCAACTGCTAATGATCAGACCTTATTGGCTGCTATCGATAAAGCCATTGAAGTCAAGGCGGCAGCAAACAGTCAGGCTGTTGTTGATCCGACCAAGTTTGTACCAATCGCTGTATACCAAGAAGCCGTTGCAAAAGCTGTTACTGCCGAAGCCGCTCAAAATACAAAAGAGATTGATGACCTCATCCTTGCAGCTTGTAGTGATGGGCGTTTAACAGGTGAAGTAACTATTAACTATTACAAAGAATTGGCAAAGACTAATCCTGATGTTGCTAAAGCCCAAATTGAAGCTTTGCCAAAAATTGCAGCATTAACCCAAAAACAGACCACAACTCACCAACATAACCAGCCTAACCAACAGTCAGTTTCTGCTGAGACCTTGGCTGTCGGTAACTTGATGGGTATTGACTGGAACGAGGCTAAATAAATATGAGCAGTATTTTAACTCAAGAAGAACGACAAACTGAGCGACGTGAAGTTGGTTTGATTCACGTGCCAGTTAAAGCTGGTGCAACAGTAGTGGCTGGGTTTATTGCGGTTGTAGATGCAACAGGTCATGCGGTAACTGCAACAGCTGCAACAGGCCTAACTTATTTGGGTCGCTATGAAGACAGTGTTGATAACACAGAAGGTGGAGATGGTGATGTATACGTTTTAGTACGTACTCATGACGCATTCCTATTTGCCAACAGTGCTACAGACCCAGTAACTCAGGCATCGTTTGGCAAGCCTTGCTATATCGAAAATAAAGAAACAGTTGCCGAAACAGATGCTGGTGGAACCTTATCTGTAGCTGGTCGTGTGGTTGGTGTTGATGAAAATGGAGTGTGGATCGAATGAATGTTAATGGCGCGAATTTAAATGCGATTTTCTTAAATCTTAGTAAGGTATTTAACCAGACTTTTAATGAAGTTGAGGTTGAATATCCAGCTATTGCAATGGTTGTTCCAAGCAATGGTGCGTATGTAGATTATCGCTGGTTAGCTAATTTCCCTCAGATGAAGGAATGGATCGGTAAAAAACACATTACCAAACTTGCTGAATATGACTATGTCATTCGCAACAAAGATTATGCAGCAACAATTGAAGTGCGTCGCAATGACATCGAAGATGACCAGATTGGTATCTACAAGCCACAAGCTGAATCAGCTGCTTGGTCTGCAAAACAGCATCCAGATGAATTGGTTTTTGAAGCAGTAAATAAAGCATTTACGGCTAAATGTTATGACGGTCAACCGATGATTTCAGGAAGTCATAAAGTTGGCAAATTGACCTTTAGCAATAAAGGAACCAAAAAACTTTCGATTGCTTCATTAGCAGCAGCTCAAGCTTCATACGGTGTGGCACGCACTACTATGATGAAATTCAAAGACGAATCAGGTCGTCCTTTGAATGTTAAGCCAAACATATTGCTTGTGCCTCCAGCACAGGAAGATGTAGCTAATGCATTGATGACTGTTGACCGATTGGAAGATGGTAAGCCAAACCCTTACAAGGGTACGGCAAAAGTACAAGTGTCAGCACGTTTAACCGATGATAATGCATGGTTCTTGGTAGACAACACAAAACCTGTGAAACCTTTTGTCTATCAGGTACGTAAAAAGCCAGTGTTTGTTTCACAAACCAATATGGACTCTCCATCTGTATTTATGGAAGGTGTTTTCTACTTTGGTGCTGAATCACGTGGTGCTGCGGGCTATGGTTTCTGGCAAACCGTATACGGCTCAACTGGTACGGAGGCATAAGCCATGTATGCAACGGCAGACGCGATGATCAAAAAGTTTGGTGAGAGAGAATTAATTCAACTCACTGATAATGAAGAATCTGAATATTTAGATGCTATTAATTACGACAAGTTAAATGCAGCACTGCAAGAAGCTAACTCGGAAATTGATGGTTATCTAATGGGTCGCTATAAGCTGCCGTTGCAAACTGTCCCTCCATTCCTTGAAAGCCTTGCTTGCCATATTGCACGCTATCATGCATGCACTGGTGCAATGACTGACGATGACCCGATCCGCACACGCTATGTCGATGCCATCAACAAATTGAAAGATATTTCTAAAGGTATTGTTGGTGTTGGTGGTACGCCAGCTGGTGAATCTGAGCCTGTTAAAACTTCCTCTAACAATGTGATGTTCCAAGTTGGACGTCATGATTTTGGAGGTAAAGGCTGGTGATTAATTTAAGCGTTGTCGAACAAGGTCTTAAACAAGTCATGGCTAATCAGGTCACTGCTAAAAAATGGACTTGGGTTCGTCAAATCAAAACGTATGGCGGGGAATTTGATGATGGCTTGACTGCTATTGTTAAAGGATTCCCAGCGATATGGGTGGTTTTTGAAGGTTCTGGCACCCCTAAAAAGATCAGTTATAACAAGACTCAATATCCAGTGACTTTTGTAGTACTCGTTGGTGCACGCTCTGTTCGTAATGAGGAAGCACGTCGTCAGGGTGCTGGAGGTGATATTGGTACATACGAAATGCTGCATCATGTTCATCAGCTATTGATTGGTAATGATCTTTCATCAGTTGGTGTCAAAGGGCTTGAGCCTTTGGAATTAGGCAAAACCAAAACCATTTTTAATACTAAAACTGCTAGTCAGTCGATTAGTGTGCTTTCTCAAGCATTTACTACGCAATACACAATTACTGCTTCTGACCGTGACCGTGAAGAAGCTGATGAATCTATCGGTGAAATCCATCGAATCAATGTCGATTATTTCTTTGAGCCGGGTGATGACGTTAAAGACGCTTCTGATCTGGTTGAACTGAAGGAAAATAAATAATGAGTATTCCTGCTGGTATTAAAACACCGGGCGTTTATACAGACGTCAATATCAATACCCTCCGCACAGGGCTTCCAGCCAATGAGCAAAAAGTTCTTTTTGTGACGCTAGATGTTTTGTCCGGGCAATTCACCCCAGTTGATGTTTATGACACAGCTGGAGCCGATGCTAAGTTTGGAGCCAATTCACAAGCTGGCCGTATGATTAAAGCTGCGGTTAAAACTTATCGTCTTGTTAATGCTCAAGCTGTGGCATTGGCAGTAGAAGGTGTACAAACACAGGCAGCTCTTCAGACTGAAAGTGGAAGCGCACTTTTAACTGAAGGTGGTGCTTTGATTGAACCTTGAGGTACTAATTAATGGCTCAACAAACAATCGTTATTGAAGTACCCGGCACTCCAATTAGTGAGCTTGAACCGACTTCAAGTGTCTCACCAAATGATGTGTTGCCAGTTGTTCAGGGTGAACAAACCAAAAAAGCGCCCTTAGAACAAGTTGCAGATATGGTAAAGACTGGACTCGGTTCTGCTGCATTGAAGAATGAAACAGATTTTGCTACGCCCGCTGCTGTTACAGCCGCAAATGCCGCAAGTCAACAACGTGATGACGCAATTAACGAGCGTGTTGATAACGTAGAATTCTCCATCACCACTATTGCAAACGGGGCTGATGCTTCTTTCAATACGTATGCTGAAATGATTGCCTATACTCCAAGTAAGGCAAATGTTTCGGTACGTGTGAATGCTGATCCTGATGCGACAAAAAACGGTACTTATACGTGGAATGGGAGTACGTATAATAAGGGTTTCGATATTGGTGAATATATTCTTAATATTATCCGTTCTTATGCGACGGTTAAACCTAAAAAGTTACCAAATTCTACAGACTTCAATTTAATTACTGAGGCTGGAAATCACTATATTGGTTCACATCAAGAAGCCGAGACGATGTTGAATTTGCCCTCAAGCTATCAATTGTCAGGCACCCTCATAAATGTACCTCTATCTGATATTGTTAAGAACGGTATCTTAATGTATGCCTATCAGTGCTATAGAACTGGGCTTGGAACAGCAATTGAACGTTATTGCGTAAATCATGTATGGCGTGATTGGTCTGTTGTTGCTGATAGAAAAAGTATGGCAGATTTACAAGGACTTGCGCTAACAAACTCAAGTCTTGAGGGACGGCATTATTACAAACAAATTCTTCAGTATCTTGGAAAGCACTTTGCTGAATATCTACCTTCTGGAGGTACTCGTTTTCCACTCTATATGGATAAGAATCTGGGAACTATTCTTGAGGTAGATGCAAGTACTGGGGAGGTTATCGGTAACTTTTCATCAAATACCTCAATACAGAAAGTTAAATCAATTGGTGAAAAGCTGCCAGAACATTTAATTATTACACCTTATAAAGTTGATCACTTCTTATTCTATGGTCAATCATTATCAGTCGGTGCTACAGCAACAACTATTCTTTCAAGTACTCAACCTTTGTATAACCTGACATTTGACACGGGTACACGTATGCAAGGCCTTGTTGCGACGGGAATAAAGCCTTTAATTGAAGAATATTTTGCTGGTCAAACTGCTCCAGATGGTGGAAATAACCGTGGCGAAACGGTCTGCTCTGGTGCTGCGAATATGTCAGCTTTACTTGCTTATCAGGAAAATTCTGTTAATCCAGAAGAATTTCCTATTTTTGCAAGCACTGCTGGTAAAGGTGGCACAGCGATTGCAAATTTAAAAAAAGGCACACAATGGTATAACGATGTCTTTTTACTTCATTTAAATAAGGCTAGAGAACTCAATGGCTCAGAATATGGTGTAAGTTGTATCGGTTGGCTACAAGGTGAACAAGATGCAGCTGGTACAACTTCCTATGAAAGTTATTTAAGTCAATTTCTTCAGCTGCGGCAGGATATGGAGACTGATGTTCAACTTATTTCTGGTAAAGATCAGCCTGTTCATTTATTGACTTATCAGATGAGCTATCGAGCGCTGGGTTCGCGGAATATCATCACTAGAGCATTATATGATGCAACAAATATTGATGAAAAAATTCATCTAGTCACACCAACTTATCTTTTTCCACATAACCCAAGTGATCAAGTTCATTTGACATCAATGGGTTATAAATGGCTTTCTGCATATTTTGGTCGTGCTCGCAAAGAGCTTATCTGGGATAAGATTTTCCCTCGTTCACTTAAAGTATTGTCGGCTACCTACTCAGGTAAAAAAATTACAGTCAAGTTCAAAGTACCAACACGGCCCCTTGTTCTTGACACAGTTAATTTGGCTATGACCACAGATTATGGTTTTAGAGTCACGGATGGGGTAAATACTTTAGCAATCGATACGATTAATACGTATGACGATACGGTAGTCATTAATCTTTTAAACGCCCCTACATCAGATGTATATGTGCGCTATGGATATGATTATCTAGGTGCAGGACTTACGATCTTAAATGGCGCATCTGGAAACTTGCGTGATAGCACAGATGAATCAGTTGTGATTGATGGGCAAACTAAGCCGATGTTCTATGTCGGACCACATTTTGAACTGAAGGCTGTTAAGGAGGCTATCTAATGTTAATTCAAGTACTTCCTGTTACTGTAGCAAATACAATGCGTCAGCTTAATGCAGCCGATGTTGAACGATATGATTCAGTAGCAAATAGTTTATTTGCTCGCTGGGATTTTCGTGCAAGTACAGTTCCAGCTGGTGGATTCACTGTACTCAATGCTCAAAACAAGCCATATAAGAAACTAATTCCTATTGATAGCAATTATTTAACTTATGAGCCAGATGGCTTGCTTGTGCAGGGTTATGCATCTCGCGGTGTGAGAAGCCCTTTATTCAACCGTGATTTACCTCATGGTTATACGTTGTGCTGCTTAACAAAGCTTGTGGGTGCAAGAGACAGTAGAATTTTGATGATTATGGGTGATCAATCCGACTCGGAGTCAGGAACTAATCGTACAGGTGCTTCAATATTTGTGTCTGGCACAACTGCTAACAATGTATTTGTTGGTATCGGAGGCGCTTCATCTAGCGCGATATTCTACCCGGTTGAATTAGATGTGCCGATATTTTTTTGCTTAACCGTTGAAAATCTACCCAATGCTGTGAATGTACGTGGCTATATAAAAGCCGCTAGCCTTGATTATCAAATTCCGATGTCTGCACCTCGGCCATTAAACGATAACCCACGTTCTCAGATCGGTCTCGGTAGCGTTGATTACTTATCAACGACCACATCTCAAAAGCTGAAATATTCAGAATTTTCAATTTTCACGAAACCCTTAACTGCTGAAGAAGTTGAAGCCGAATATCAAGCAGTCAAAGTACGTCACTCTTTACAATAGGTAATATTCATTATGGCTCTTCAAGATACACTCGATACAATCAAACCACTCGGTCACACAATCATTGCTGTATCAGCTCCTCCAGCTGCTGGAGCAGATACAACAGCATGGATCGACCATTTAACCTCTGTCAGTGACTCAATTGAGCAACGTCCAGCAATTTTAGTTGTACCTTTTTCTGATATTGAAGCAGCTGAAGCTTTTGCAGCACAAGCTCCAGTAAAAACCAATTATCGTGTTTTAGTCGTTTGTTATAACGGTGCCACAGGCCAAGAGCCAGAGCTTGCCGCGGCAATGGCTGCTGCGTTAGCCGATTCTAACGACCCAGCTTTACCATTCAATGGCGTTAATCTAGGCGGTCTTACACCTGTTGCTGATGAGTTTAAGCTTACGTTTGAACGTATGGAAGCAGCGATGAATAAAGGCGTTTGTATGATTGAAACGGGTGCAGATGGTAAGCCGGAAATTGTCCGCGCCATTTCGACTTATCGTATGAACCCGGATTCTGGTGAGTCTGATGATCTTATGCTTGATATCAATTGTGTATTGATTGTTGACTACACCCGTAAAGTCGTTCGTCAGGACCTGAAAAAAGAACGTCGTCGTAAAAACACGGCTGCTCAACGCCGCAATATTAAATCTATTATTTCAGCTCGATTGATTCAGCTAGAAGATGCTGAGATTCTTGAAAATGTACGTGAAAGTCTAGATGAGATTGTTGTGACTCCGGATGTAACAGATCAGTACCGTGTTAATGTGAAAGCCCCAACTCATTTAGTACGTGGTATGCATGTCATTGGGACTACGCTTGATATCTATTGATTCACTTAGATCAGATCATAAAAGACTGCTTATTGCGGTCTTTTTTATTATTAGGCGGAAGTATTTCCGCCTGATCTTATTTAAATAGTTATTTGACAATGGGTCATCTTAAAAAAGAGTGTTGAACAATGTCTGAAGATGCAGTTGGTGCAATCGTCATGAGCTTTAACGGGCTGGATTATGACGTTGCTCGTTTTACATCATCAATTACTACGGGCAATCGCCCAGTCCCAACAATGAACCGAAAACAACGGGTGAAGTATAAATCAAAAGGAATCACAACCTATCAGTTGACGGCCTCAGTTGTAATTCCGGATGGTAAAGATACAGTCAATTGGTTGGCTGTTGAAGATGGACGTCTTTCTGTTGAATCACCGGATGGCAAATACCGTGAAACGTTTATTGACTGTAATGTACAAACAGTGAGTAAGTCATACAACGTGGATGGTGAAACCATGCGTGACATAGAAATGTTCTGCTTAGATTATCTTGATGAGACAGTGTAAAAATGGAAAGAATTTTTGTAGATGGTAATTTGCCTGTAGCCATTGAACTTAAACAGGCAAAGAAAACAATCAAATGCACGAAATACGTGATGTCTTCATTAACAGCCCTTGAATACGTTGAAGCTCAAGCGAAGATTACTGGTCTGCAATACATTGCTATTTCAGATATTGTAGCAATGCTTAAGTTGGTTGATGAAGCTGGTAATCAATATGAACCTACATATGAAGATATTGCCCAATCTTCATCGTTCAATCTCATCCATTTCAATGAGAAAAAAGCAGAACTGGAAGCAAAGGTCAAAGCCGCGAATTAATTGGGCGCGTTCAGTTAATTAGAGCATTGATGGCCATTGGTATCCCATATGCAGATGCAATTAATTTGCCTCTGCATATTGCAATGGCTTTCCTTGGTGCTACGCGGCCTTTACCTCGTCAAGTGGAATCTACATCTTCAGAAACTCCACAAGCGCCACCAAAATCATCCGTCACAACCCATACTCAAACAAATGGGAACAGCTCTACAGTGACAAAAACTTATGTGACTAGTGTTCGCAAACATTCAAAATCAAAGGGTTAAGCTATGAGCGGAAGCAATTCTACTGTTTCTCTTACCTTGCAGATTCGGGGGCAACAAGCTGCACAAGAGATGAAACGCATCTCTGATCAGCAAGTTCAGGCCACGACTAAAATCAATACGCAATGGACCCAGATTGGTTCTGCTCAAGCCAAATTTGTTAATACTGCAAGAGCTGGTACACGGGAGACTTTGAATACTGCCCGTGCTGGGGATCAATTATTACGTACCAATAAGTTGCTTGAAGGTGTTCTACGTCAGCAAGGTGCCTTATTAAAACAACAGGTGGGTTCAGCTCAACAGCTAGCAAACTGGTCAAAACAGGTTGAACAATCAAGCAAACGTACTCATCAATCAACCCAACAGACTATATCACTATGGCAGAAAGGTACTGCTGTTACAGGCGGTGCTATTGCTGGTGGCATGTACTTTTCTAATGCTTTACAGAAGCCACGTGATTATGATCAACAACTAACCTACATTGCTGCAACTGCCACTGGTGGTCAAGGTATGACACCTGAAGCACGACTTGCTGCGCGGGGCCAGTTAAATGAATACATTAAAGCGGCTGTCCGAGGTGGCGGTGGAACGCGTGAAGACGCAGCTGAAGCAGCAAACACCTTGATTGCGTCAGGTAAATACGAACTAAATAATGTTGCTCCAGCATTGAATACCGCAGTTAAAACAGCTTTTGCAACGGGGGCGATGGCAACGGATGCTGCTACGCTCACTACACGTATGCAAGACTTTGGTATCACTGATTTGCAACGCGGACATGATATAGCAGTACGTGGTGGTCAGCTTGGCAGTTTTGAATATAAAGATATGTCCAAATGGCTAGCACAACAAATGGCTGCTGCCAGTGCTGTAGGTTATAGCGGTGAAAAAGGCTTAGTTGAACTTGTTGCGATGAATCAGGTTGCAATGAAAACAGCAGGTACTGCAGATGAAGCTGGTAACAACGTAGTCAACTTACTAGCAAAGTTATCAAGCCGTGAATTTAGTAAATCTATTAGTGATGCAGTTATTGCACAATCAGGTGATCCGACAAAATCGGATGGTAAAAAAAAGCCAAAACAGGTCTTTGACTGGAATACATATGCTATTCAACAACGTGAACAAGGAGTCTATGGCGTTGAAGCTTTTGTAAAATTATTGGAGAGACAGCTTGCTGGAAATGCCCAATATACAAAGCTTCAGAAACAGGCTGCGTCTTCCAATTCAGTAACACGCAAAGCTGCTTTGGAAGATATGAGTAACATCGCTATGGGTTCAGAAATCGGCAATATCATTGCAGATCGGCAAGCACTTATGGCTGCTTTAAGTGTTGTTTATAACAAAGACACGTTAAATGATTTAAGAAAGCAGTTACCCAATGCATCGGGAACAGTAGCTGCTGACTTTGATATGGTAAGCAGAACAGAATGGGCTAAAGATCAGGCAATGAATCAGGAAAAATTGTTTGCTCAATCCAAAGCTTATGATGCTATTTCGGAGTCTTTAGGCGGTTTAAAAGACACAATTACTAAAAGTGCAGCAGAAAATGAAAATCTAGCTGGTGTAACTTATGGTGCAGCTGTGGCAGTTGGAGGTCTTGCATTAGCAGCTGGTGCTGCGGCTTTCACGCTCAAAACTATGGGAGGTATTAAGACACCAGATTTGCCATCAACCACTGGTGGTTTAGCCTCAAAAGCTTCAAATGCAGCGAAAACAGCTGGTCTTGTTGGAGCAGCTTATACTGGGTATCAAATCTTTAAACCTATTGATGATGCTGGATACAGCATGGTTAGTGATCTCTTAGCAAAAGTTGGTATCGGTTCTGGAGGTGAGCGTCCTGACTTTGTTCAACAAGCCATTGAGCAAAGCAAAGCTCAGCAAGCGTCAGCTGAAGAAAAAAGTAGCCAATTAATTGCTGAACAGCAGAAGCAAAATCAATTGAGTCAAGAGATGATCAATAAGATCAATACATTAATTAATGTCACCGGGCAGAACAAAACTATTAATTTTAGTGGTGGTCTATTGGGAGCGATTTCTGAAAATGCAGCTGCTGAAGAAAAACGCCACGGTGCTTCAAATGTTCCTTTTTACCTACAACGGCACTAAATTAAGCGGAAGCGTTTCCGCCTGATATAAAAGTCTGGTATTTCACATCATAACCTCACAATAGTGAGGTTATTTTTTCATGGGCTGGGATACAGATTTACAAGATGCAAGTTTTCGTGGTGTGCAGTTTGAATGTACGTCCACCAAAGATACTGCGCCTAAAACTCTAGCTATCAAGCAGGCTCCATATTCAGATGAAGCTGAAATTGAAGATATGGGCAATGACCCACGTCGAATTTCAATACAAGCAGTTTTTACTGGGCCTGACTATTTAACTTGGGTTAATGCTTTAGAAGCAGCATTAAGTACGACTGGTCCGGGTGAACTCATACATCCTGTCTTTGGTGTGCAACAAGTACAAGTTGTTAATCATGAAATTGATCATGAGGCAACAACACCTGACTTCTGTACTATGTCCATTGAGTTTATCAAGGCAAAAGCTGAAAAACGTGAGCTATTCGTACCTGTTGCTACGCCTGAGAAAATTGCTACATCAACTATTATTGATGCTCCTGCTTCAGCATTAGAAAGTGCGCTAGAAAAACTCAAAATTGGCGACACTGATAAGTTATTTAATACAGTTAATACGATTCGCAACGGTATCGATCAGGCACGTAATTATTTAGGTGTTGCAAAACAAGCAATTGAGGATGTTTTATCACCTGCCGATTGGATTGTTGGGTTGGTTGATGACGTCACCAAGCTTGTGACCTTTGATACCAATATTTCAGCTTTATCGAAATGGCGTGATGTTGTTCATCGAGTTGAGCGTTTTGAAAACCTTTTTCAAAATGATGATACCTCTCCGGAGTTACAACGAGTTTGGCGCTCAACACTTGCTGCTAGTCAAGTGGCTATTGCACAGCAAGTTGTTGCAACTACACGTACAGAAATGGCAAACAACCAAGAAATCAGCTTTACCCCAGTTGATTTGGCTCTTGTACGAAAAAAAACACGAGAAGTACTTCAGCAAGCTATCCGTGAAGAACGAGCTATTAATACCTTTGAAAGCATCACACAAATTCAGGTCTATAAAGACGTTGCTGCCCAGATTCAGGATCAAATCCAAGAACTCATTGAAACACGTCCACCCATCACTAAAACACAAGTACCAGTGCCTTGCACCCTGCATTGGTTAGCACACTATTTATATGGTGATATGCGTCGTTCAGAAGAAATTCGTCGTTTAAACCCTGATTTGATTAACCCTGCTGCATTGCAGGTCGGCATGGAGCTAACCATCTATGCAAGATAATCAAGGTAATGAAATTCGCCTAGTGATTGCTGGACTTGAAGCTAAAGGCTGGGATCAGGTTGAAATTGACAGTCAGATTGATACACCAGCAGAAAACTGGAGCTTTACGCTATTTGAAACTGGTGGGCTAGCCTTAAATCCTGCCATTAAAGGTGGTGCAAAAGTACAAGCTTATTATTCTAATCAACTCATTTTAACTGCTGTTGCAGATCGTATTTCTGAAGCTGTAAGCCGTGAGGGCTATGGCCTGCAAGTTTCTGGCCGTGACCTCGTGGGACAATTAATTGATTGTTCAGTGCCTATTTTTAATGGCCGCCAGATCACACTTGAAGAGTTGGTAGATCGCTACATTAAAGGTGGTGACTTAGGTTCACTGTTTCATGATGTTCGTATTCAGGATAATGCATGGTTAAAGAATAAAGTCTCTGTTGAGCCGGGTGAATCACTATGGGATTCATTGACCAAGGCAGCACAAATCACTGGACAACATGTCTGGCTTGATCCAGACGGGACTTTACAAATCGGTGATCCTTTTGCAAAACCATATCATGTGCAAACCCCATTGCGCCTGATGCGCCCTTTAAACAACAGCAATAACGTTTTAAGTCTTCAGTATGACAACGACGTTTCTAATGTCTTTAGCCATATCAAGGTTTTGAGCCAAGACGGCAACGCAAACTCAATATTATCTGAAACCACAGCTCAAACACAGTATGCCTATAACCGCTTGAAAATGGTCACTTTGGGCGATGTGGAAACTGAAGCTGAAGCAAATGCAGCATTAGAAAAAATCAAAAAAGACAATGACATTGAAGCACACACACTAACCGCAACGGTTTCAGGCTGGATGATCGACGGAAAGCTATGGTCAACAGGCTGGTACATCAATTTAGAAACCAATGTTTTATCAAGAGCGACAGCCAAATGGGCTGTGTATGGTCGCACGTTTCAGCTTGACCGTAAGAATGGCAAAACAACAAAACTTCTTCTGAAGCGTCAAGGCGATTGGGCAAATCCATTGGTACTGAAGGAGAAAAAATCATGATGAAAGCTGTAGCAGCCCAGATAAATAAGGCAATGAAACAAATCCGACAACCACTGTTCGCCCTGGTCGCACGTGGTGGTTCAAAAGTATTGCAGTTAAAGGGCTTTGCTGATGAAACCTTGCAAGAAGTAGAGCTTTTTCAGCAAGTCGGCTTTAACTCACACATTCCTGAAGGTGCACGCGTTGTAGTTATTCCATTGCATGGAAAAACATCACGTTCAATTGTTATTGCAACGACTGGTGGAGCTGTTGTCGTCAACGTGGGTGAAGGTGAAACAGTAGTTTATGACCAGTTCGGGCACAGCCTGTTGCTTAAAGAAGATGGTACGCATATCACTGCTGGTGACCTTTTTATTGATGAGGGCAATTTGCATGTGAATGGCAATGTCTTTGATCAGAAAGGCTCAATGCAGGAAATGCGTGACATTTATAACCAACACAAAAACGGTAATACACCAACTCCACTTCCACAAATGTAGGTGAATCATGGCGAATATTGATTTAAAAACGAAAGATTATGTGTTGATGAGCCTAGATGCTGCCTTCAGTAAAAATGAGGTACAAGCAATTTGTCAGCGTTTAAATATCCACCGTAATAAGTACTGGGCAAATCCTAAGATTGGTAGCCGTTTTTATACTTTGAGACGTTCAAAAGATGTAACTCGTACAATTCAAACAGTTAAGCAATATGCTGAAGAAGCCTTAGAAGGCTTGGTGCCAAATCGATTTGCTTCAATTTTGGTAAATGCTATTCAGACAGTTAAAAGTCAGGTGGACCTAAATATTGAAGTTACACAGCTATCTGGTCAGAAACAAACAATCCTTTATTTTGTTAAGGTTGGAGGCTAAACAATGGCATATCCGATCAAGACATTTGACCAATTACGCTCTGACATTATTCAGGAAATCCAGAATTTAACTGGATTAACACTGGATGATGAAGATGATGCAGCAATTCGTGCAGATGGTGAAGCTGCTGTAGTTGAAGGCCTTTATCATCATCAAAGTTATATTCAAAAACAGCTATTTGTTGCTACAGCTGATGAACCTTTCCTTTATATACATGCAAAACGCTTGGAATGTCCGCGTAATGGAGGTTCTAAGGCTTCAGGACGAGTCAAAGCAACATCAAACATTACGGTCACTATTCCAGCTGGAACAAAAGTCACAGATGGTAAAGGTCATTACTGGTTAACTTTATATAAAGAGACACTTACAGCAAATAAGCCTAAAGAAATCCAAGTCATTGCTGAGTTTGATGGTGTGAGCTGGAATTTCGATGGTATGCAGCTGCTTTGGGTTAGTCCGTTGCCGGGTGTAGCTGCACAAGTGGAGGTTATTGAAATATCTGCTGGTGTTGATGTTGAAGACGTTGAAGCTTGGCGTCAGAGGATGATGGATAAAGAGGCTTTAGGGCTTATTCGTGATCGTGAAGCTGATCTTAGACGCATCGTAAAAGATGTGCCGGGTGTAGCTGATGTTTTTATTTTTCCGAAACGTCGTGGCCTTGGTTCTTTAGATGTTGCAATCACAGCAGCTGGTAATCCCCCAAATTCGCCAAGTACTGCATTATTAGCTTTGGTTCAAACAGTACTAGATGAATATGCTGGATTTTGGGGTGATGTAAGAGCATATGCACCAACTAAAGAGTATTTGAATATCACTGCACTGGTAACAGGTAGTGTGAACCAAACTGATGTTGAAAAAGTCATTCGTGACTATGTTGGATTGTTAAAGCCGGGAGAAACTTTTGTTGCTTCTACTCTTGTTAGTCAAATTAGAGCATTGCCGGGTGTGACAGATGTTCAGCTTACACCAGCAACAAATCAGGCGCCTACTTTAAATGTGTTTGTGACTGGTTGGCTCCGGATCGGTACTTTAACGGTGACTATGATATGACCTTTGTGCAAACTGTTGAGCTTTATGCTTCCGTACTTCGTCAATTACTGCCTGCTGGTGGCTATGACACCTCACCTAAAGGGATCGTTGCAAAAGATGTATACGCTCATGCAAAAGTACTTGCACAAGCTGATGTTGATGCAAAACGTATTTTGACCACGTTAGAGAAGATTCCAGAAGAATTATTAAGTGAATATGAAGCGGCTCTAGGACTACCGCTGAAATGTACTGTGAATAAAACCAAAACAATTGAAGAACGTCTTCAGATAATCCAATGGATTCAACAGACAAAGAATGTTTTAAACCGTACTTATCTTGAGGGCTTGCTTGGCTTATTTAGCATTGAGTTAGTTGATTTAATACGCTACAGACCAATGCAATGTATAACTTCATGCAACTCACCAATCAACACAGAAAACCTGCGGTTCAAAGTCAAATTGATCTTAAAAGCCCCGGTGCAAGCTGATATGGCATGCATCATTCAAAACTACTTACCAGCTTATTTACGTTATGACATTAAGGAGCAATCATGAAGCGGATCGATAGTGTAAATGCGCGACCTGACATGTTTGGTACAGGAAAAAAAGGTTTCCATTCAAATGAAGATGTTCCCGGACAAGATGCAACTTATCTCACACCTGAATGGTGCAATATGGTTCAGGAAGAGATTGCAAACGTACTTGAGAAGCATGGAGTTGTATTAAACCCAAATAATCGACAGCAGCTCTATGAGTTATTAGCAACTTATCCAGACCTAGAAAACCTAGCTGATGCAATTGAAGCTCGCTTTGCTGCTGAAGCTGCCTTTAATAAAAACGCACGTGATGAGCTACAAGCTCAGATTACTGCATTACTCAATTATGTTTCATATCCAAGAATCCTTGCTTCAGGCGTCTTTTATTACAACGGTGGCGAAGGTGGTGGCACGGTAACCATGATTGGTGGTACAGATGGTTGGACAGCTGACAATGATAAGATCAAAGCCCCTGACATCTATAACCTGACAGATCGTAATATTGGTATCTTTTTAAGTCCAGAAGCAGCCAATGAAGCACCTTCATTTGACCGTGATATAAATAGCTTTAAACCAAAGATTCATAATCGTTCAGGTACAAACCGTATTGGTTATTCTGGTCAGGTAAGTTTCCAAGTACTCCAACATAAGAATCCTAATAGTACAACTGTTGATGGCGATTACCCGGCTGGTTTATATAGTTTCGTTCTACAACCCGGTGAAACGAAGCTCTTTACACTGATCGGTGCTGGAGGTGGCGGTGGTGCATCACGTCGTTCTAATAACTCTTCATATCCTTTGAGCAATGGGCAAGCTGGTGCTGATCTATTGCTTAAAGTTAACGGGGAAAACATTGCCGTTGTTCACGGTGGCGGTGGCGGCACCCAAGGCGTATGGAGTAACGGTTCAGCTTATGATAATGGGCAAGCTGGTGCTGTTGGTGCTGTAGACATCATTGGTGCATTTGACTCAACGACAATCACTCAAGGTAAAGTAGGCAATGCAACCAAGGAAGACCACACAGGTGGTGCATCTGTAAGTCCTATTGCTCTATTTGGTAAAGGTGGTGATGGTGCTATGGGAATTGGAGATGAAGGTTGGTCATTTGGCGGTGGCGGTGGCGGTGCATCAGGCTCTGTTCTTGTGGCTCAATACACTAATAACAGTACAACAAATCAAACAATCACTCTGGTTGTTGGCCGTGGTGGTGCTGGTGGACAGAAAGGTGGCTATGATTCAGATATTATCGGTGGAAAAGGAACAGATGGATTTGCACGAGTTGCTAGTGTTTAA